CCATACGCAAAACTTTGTCACGATGTCGTTCCCATTGTGGCTTATGAACAAAAAAGCAACTGAAGATCAGTTTAATGAACTCCACAACCTCGTCACAAAAGAATTTTTGGCGCGCATTAAGTCTGGCGAAGCTACTACTCAGGATCTAAAAGCCGCTTGTGACTGGCTAAAGACCAACGACATGAACGGAGTTGCTGTTGAAGGTAGCCCCTTGTCGAAGCTTGCAGGTCTTATGCCTGAAATTGATCCAGAACTTGTGCAAAACCGACTTTATGGGAAACGGTGAAAACTTCAGCTTACTACAAACAAAACCCTGCTGCACGTAAAAGGCGCCTTAAGCAGCAGGCAAAGTATAACAAAGGCGCTGGTTTAAAAATTAGAACAGCAGCGAACAAACTAAATAGAGAAAAAGGTACTTACGGTAACGGAGACGGGTTAGATGCGTCACACACAGGTCCTAACAAAGGAAAACTTGAAAAACCATCTACTAACCGCCGCAGACCCCGTCTTGGAAAACGTTACGCATGACACCTTTACTTCCTAGTCCTGATCACTATCTTCAAAATCTAATAACCATGACATCCTCTGAAGCAAAGCGCCTTTGGAGGCGCAGCATTAAAGAACATTTCGGCTGTACATGTGTTTATTGCGGAGAATCTTATGAATTACACGAACTTACTTTGGATCACGTTCATCCTCGCACCTACGGCGGGGAAGACATTACAAGCAATTTGGTACCAGCATGTCTCAGGTGTAATCAGGACAAAGGAAGCAGTAATTGGCTTACATGGATGAGAGAAACCTTTGGGTTCCATCCAAAACGAGAACAACTTATTATTTCACACATTAATTAATTAATTATGTCAAAAGAAAAAGCAGGAGCACGTGTAGTACGTCGCGGTCAACGTGCAACTCTCAACGGCAAGCGTGTTATTGCTGACGGCAAAGGCAACTGGATGCCTGAAAGTCACTATGACCGTTACAGCCCTAATTTCCGCAAAGGTAAGCCGGTAGGTACGTACGTTGTTGGTCGAGATCGCAGCAAAGGCGAAACTGCTGCACAACGCGAACGCCGTATTTTCCCTGAAACTGAAGCAGAAGCACGTCGCAGAATTGGTCCTAGCGGTGGTCGTGGTGCTAAAGCCACTAGCCGAAGTCAGAGTGCTTCCGACCGTGCACGCAGTGACCGCGCTATTGCACAAGGCGGCGGCAGAACTGGTGAAGCATACGTAGGTACTGGACAACCAAGCACCCGACGTCCCGCTAGTAGACAGCAAAGCACCCGTCCAAGGCAAGGCGGCACCCGTCCGGTTCAAGCACAGCGCCCAACTAAGCCAACTAAGCCTGCTAAAGACACCCGCACCACGCTGCAAAAAGAGATTGACGGCGCTAAAACGTTTATTGAAACATACAAAAACAAAAAAGGTGCAATGCAAAATGCTGTTAAGCAAGCCCGTGAACGTCTTGCACGCTTGCAGAAAAAGCAAAAAACCAAACAGTTAAAAATTGGTAACAATAAGTCTTAATGTCTAACGTCCTAGAGGCGTTGCAAGGAGATTTCAAGCTGTTCCTACAAGCTTTGTGGGCGCAGCTTGACCTCCCTTCACCTACACGCGCCCAATATGCAATCGCTGACTACCTTCAGCACGGTCCAAAACGTTTACAAATCCAAGCCTTCCGGGGTGTTGGAAAATCCTGGATTACTGGGGCTTTTGTGCTTTGGACTCTTTTTAACGATCCTGAAAAAAAGATCATGATTATCTCGGCATCTAAAGAACGTGCCGACAACATGTCCATTTTTCTACAAAAATTAATCATTGAAACACCGTGGTTGGTACATTTGCGCCCTAAATCTGATGACTCCCGTTGGTCACGCATCAGTTTTGATGTCAACTGCTCCCCTCACCAAGCACCTTCTGTTAAATCAGTGGGCATTACTGGTCAGCTTACAGGTAGCCGTGCAGATTTAATGATTCTTGACGATATTGAAGTTCCTGGTAACTCAATGACAGAACTTATGCGCGAAAAGTTGCTTCAACTCTGTACAGAAGCTGAGTCAATCCTTACGCCTAAAGAAGATAGTCGAATTATGTACCTTGGTACTCCTCAGACTACCTTTACTGTCTACAGAAAGCTTGCTGAAAGGTCCTACAAGCCCTTTGTTTGGCCTGCTAGGTACCCTAGGAAGGTAAGTCAGTACGAAGGCCTGTTAGCGCCGCAGCTAGTGGCTGATATGGACAACGGTAAAGATCAGTGGGAAGTAACTGACCCTGACCGTTTTAACGAAAACGACCTTGTTGAACGTGAGGCCTCGATGGGTCGTAGCAACTTCATGTTGCAGTTCATGCTTGACACAAGTCTTAGTGATGCTGAAAAATTCCCGCTTAAAATGGCTGACCTCGTGGTCACCTCTGTTAATCCTACTACTGCTCCTGACTCCATCGTCTGGTGCAGCGATCCCCAAAACGTCATCAAAGACGCTCCCACTGTCGGTCTACCTGGAGATTATTTCTACAGTCCAATGCAGTTGGTCGGAGAGTGGCACCCTTACCAAGAGACAATCTGCTCAATTGACCCGTCGGGTCGTGGCTCGGATGAAACAACAGCAGCTTATATCTCGCAACGCAACGGTTTCTTGTACTTGCATGAAATGCGTGCTTACCGAGACGGATACAGCGACAATACGCTCTTGGACATTCTAAGAGGGTGTAAAAAGTTTGGCGTGACTAAACTTGTCATTGAAACAAACTTTGGTGACGGTATTGTCAGCGAACTCTTTAAAAAACATCTTGTCCAAACCAAACAAAACATTGACATCGAAGAAGTCCGGGCAAACGTCCGTAAAGAAGACCGAATCATTGACGCATTGGAACCCGTTCTTAATCAGCACCGTCTTGTTGTTGACCGCAGTGTCATTGATTGGGATTATGCCTCAAACAAAGACGCTCCCCCTGAAGAACGACTCCTATACATGCTTTTCTATCAGATGAGTCGCATGTGTCGCGAAAAGGGAGCAGTTAAACATGACGACAGATTGGATGCGTTGGCACAAGGTGTCAAGTATTTCACTGACGCTCTCGCTATTAGCGCACAAGAACAAATCAACATCCGTAAACGTGATGAATGGAATGACATCTTAAAGGCATCCATTGAAAATCCACATGAATTAACTAACCATCTTGTACTTGGTCTCAATAAAGAACAACGAGAACAAGCACGACAAGGGGGTGTTTATAACTACTTTAAATCTTAACTTAAGACAAAATGAGACTCATGTCATATCAACTGATCTCACGGTAGCACCCTTATAAGGGAGGGTGAAAGGGTGGATAGCCCTTCCGACAAGTGAGACAAAGAGTGGACTCGACAAACTGACAAGCTCTTTGTCCCTTTTCTATGATGACAATCAAGTCTATGATAAGTGAGCGAAGCGAACATCATCTTCTTGATGAAGATCATAGTGACACAACATGTATTTATAAACATGTATTCATTTAATTGATGTGATTAAGCTGGGTACTTAATCCGTATCAATACCTCTACTCACCTTCATTATGCATTCCGTATCACTAGTCCATTCCACACCTAATGGTGATGACCTTGTTAGTTACATGGCACGTGTATCTAATCCCAATAATCAAAACAACACTGAGACCAGTGCTCGTCTAATTAAATATCTCATAAATCATAAACATTGGTCACCCTTTGAAATGGTGAACATGTGTGTAGAGATTAATACCACACGTGCAATTAGTGCCCAAATCTTGAGACATAGGTCTTTCTCGTTTCAAGAATTTAGTATGCGGTACGCAAAGGTAGAATCAGATCCTGTAATTCCTAACATCCGTAAACAAGATCTTAAAAACCGTCAAAACAGTACTGATGACATGTCCGAATGGACTGTTCAAGAATTCCAACTTAAAAGTCAGTATGTGTTTGATCAGGCAATGCTGCTTTATGATGAAATGATTGGTGCAGGCGTTGCTAAAGAGTGTGCAAGAGAAGTTTTGCCGTTAGCTAGTCCTACTCGGATGTATATGAATGGAACGTTGAGGTCGTGGATTCATTATTGTGACTTGCGTTGTGGCAATGGAACTCAATATGAACATCGTATTATCGCTGAACAGTGTCGGGAGCTAATTAAAGAGTGTTTTCCGATGTGTTACGCCGGTTTAACGGTCGATAAAAAATGACAAAAATGTTTTAAGCCTATTCACGCGGGCCCAGGGACGAATTTACCCCCAGGGCCCCCCTCTCTTTTGTCCAAAAACGGCTGGACAGCGTGTCCAATCCGGTAAGAAGGCAGTCATAGCAAGGGGTTTGGGGCATTGAGTACCTGCTGCAAAGGCAGTTACGCAAGCTTTTTCTGGACACCACCACTGCAAAACTGTATCAACCGCTACACTTTCTCATCTCAAACTCACTCAATCTGTCGCCCCTCCTTCTTGTAACAACTGTTAACAATACTCGACATCCCAGTCATACCAACGGATCTGACCAGATGGACTGACTGACAACTGCTGACAACCCTCGACAACGGCTGACAACGGTGTAATGTTGGCTCAAGCCGGTCAACCCGGCACAACACCTCACCACATGAACTACAACGCAATCCATCACCAGATCGCCGACAACAGCACCGCTGGTAAGCGACTGGACAACAACCACTACTTCAACGTCTTTAACCACTACATGTATCTAGCCGAGACCATCAAGGGCCTCAACTTCGCCCGTGAAGCTCACCTTGGCTGGTCAGTCATGAGCCAGGCACAGCGCGATCACGTAATGCGCATGTGCAGCAACAACAGCACCGACAGCGTTGTCAGCTACCTGCGCAGTGGCGCCGTTGACTGCATCCCTGCCTTCTGATGAACATCACCACCAACAGCACCAAGGCGGACATTCTGGACGCCAGCTGCGAACTGATCGACACCCAAGCCGAACAGATCCAGCAACTCAAGGACCGACAGACCATTCTGTTAACACTTGTTACACTGCTGTCAGCTCTTGTCATTCTCTGACATTATGGACGCAACGGGCTTGGATTTCTTCCAGGCCTGTCAATACACCGAACCATCACCACCACCACCGATGAACGCAACTGAACTCCTGTCTCATTTCGTTTCCAAAGATCGCAACGGCAAGCGCTACTGGTGCAC